CGCAGATATTGAAACCCTGACCCGGGGGGTTGTGGAGCGAGTGTTCATGGTCAAAGTTGATGATGAATATGTTAGAACTCCACTCCCTCTTAAAGGGGCTTTCAGTGACAGATTGAAGAAACTCAAGGGTAGGTTAAGACTTATGGCGGAAGAGGTCCCCAGGATAAGTGACGAGGAATTCCTCGCTCCTTATGGAGGGCGCCAACGACAGAGGTATGAAACTGCACTTGGGGTGCTCCGTGCTAGAGGCATTCAGAAATCTGACTCTTACGTCGGGACGTTCGTAAAAGGAGAAAAACTGGATCTCACAAGTAAACCTGATCCGGTTCCTAGAGTAATACAGCCACGTGGATACGTCTACAATGCTGCTCTGGGACCGTACATTAGGCCCATAGAGAAGAAGGTGGTACGACTTATGAAGCGACTGTTCGGTGGACACACGATCATGAAAGGGCTTAATGCTTATGATTGTGGTGAGGCTATTGCTGATCATTGGAACCAGTATGCTGACCCATGCTTTATTGGGTTGGATGCCAGCAGGTTCGATCAACATGTTTCTGTTGATGCATTAGTGTTTGAGCATAGTGTTTATGCTATGTTCAACAATAATCCAGAGTTTATGAAATTGCTGAGTTGGCAATTGGTAAACAGGGGTTTCGCTTATTGCAAAGATGGGAAGCTGAAATATACCGTAAAGGGAGCGAGAATGAGTGGAGACATGAATACGGGTGTAGGTAATTGTGTCATTATGTGCTGCTTAATATGGGCTTATATGGATGATTTAGGGTTTCAGAAAGGTGAATATCAACTGGTTAACAATGGTGATGATTGTGGGCTAATCATGGATAAAAAACATCTCGGAAGATTTGGTGGCTTAGGAGCTTGGTTCAGTGAAATGGGGTTCGATATGAAAGTAGAAGAACCTGTATTTGAATTAGAACTGTGTGTATTTTGCCAATCACAACCAATATTTGACGGAACAAGATGGAGAATGGTCCGTGATCCACGTATCGCTATGAGCAAAGACTTGGTATCACTAGGAAACCTTAGAGAAAAAGCGGTTTGGGATGAATACAGAGATTCAATTAGCCAATGTGGTATGGCTTTAACTGATGGACTACCACTATGTAGTTTCTATCGGTGTTTGGGGCGGGGCGCAACGGTGCGTAAAAACAATCGTAGTTACTTGAATCGCGGCAAGACCGGGATGGATTACCTACGTGGCAAACTTGTCTATGAAGACAAGACGGTTACTGACGCGGCCCGGGTGTCGTATTATAATGCTTTTGGCATTTTACCGGACCTACAGATTGGTCTGGATGTTGAATTTGATGGGTTGGATCTAGGCTGGCAAGAACCGACCCTCAGAGGAAACACCGATTTCCCATCGTTCATATTGAACTAAAGTTAGCATTGCAAAAAACAACATAAAATTATAAAATTGATATAAATCGACCTGGCTTATTACAAATGGCCAATCGTAAAAATAATAAGAAGAACAATGGTCAAAAGACCAAAGCCCCTGCTTCAAAGAGTAAAAGAAAAGGTACGTCTTTATCTCCAGCTGCTATGGCATATCGTAAGATGGTTATGGACCCTTGTAATGGTCCTCTGGTACTGCCTCCGTTAACCGGGGGTACAGGTCATGTTATTAGACTCAGGACGGTAGTGTCTTGGGCAGATATTAAAGCCGGCGCGACTGCTGATATGCCTTATACATTCTTTATCTTTGATCCAATGCTTGGACAATACGGTCACAAACAAGTACTAACAAAT